GGACTATGAAAATTCATAGATGGTAAACTTACTGGCCCGCCTTGTGAATAATAACTTATTCCTCTGGGTTTAGATGATAAACTTACTGACCCACCTTGTGAATAATAACTTATTCCTCTGGGTTTAATAGAAATTGGACCTCCTCCACTCATCCTCACATTAGGTTGGTTAGTTCCCCCACCACCTCCTCCAAGTCCAGGCAGTCCCATCTCTGGTAGATTAGTTCCCCCACCAGCAGCATTCATTCCAGCAAGAGTATTAGCACCCCACTTACCAACTGCACCCTTACTCATAACAAACTCACCAGGAGTAAGCATCGCAGGAACTGTGTCTTTATTACCACTTCCAGGAACCTGACCACCTTTATTGAATTTCACACCACCTAAAGGATCACCTCGTAATCCAAGAGGATCATTGAATTGATTATTCATATTATTAAGTGATCCTGGTCCACCAGCATCTTGCAATCTTGTTCCTTGTACTAATGCTTCTCTATCTCCAGCAGACAAATCTTTAGTACTTTCTGCTTGCTCTAAAGCAGTGCGAGAGGTATTTGCTCTTTCTGTTTCATTCTCAACTACCTTATCCTTCCCTAGCATCTTACCTATACCATAGATACCAAGACCCGTTCCAACAAGTGCAGCCCCTTTCCATCCCAACAACCCTCCCATATTTCCCATCTTCATCCTCATTAATGCTTTAAGGAGTTGTGGAATAACTTTATTTAAAAGTGAAAGACCCCACATTCCTAATTTTGCAATAAGTCCAAGAGCAAATCTAGTTAATCCATTTCCAAATACTAAATATGCAGCCAATAATGCAGGCCACCAATCTTTCAAAAATTTAAAAATACTATCAATCTTACCTTTATTCTCTTCTTTGGAAAACCAATCCCAAATCTTCATCACAGCTCTTCCAAAAAGAATTGTTCCCAAAAATCCTAATATCTTATTCCATATATTCTTAAAAGGTTCAATTACTTTCTGTCCTACTTTTTTTATTCCCTCCCATACTTTACCACCACCTTCTAATAAGCTTTCTTTTAGTGATCTCCTTTTCCTTTCTACTTCTTTCTTTGCGTCCTTTGCATTATCTACCTGTAATTGATATTGTTCACCTAATAATGCTTCTATAGAAACAACCTTTTCTTTAATAACTACAAGATCTCCACCACCACCTTCCTCTCCTTTTGTGGGAGTAAGTTTATCTGAATTAAGTAATTTTTGAGAAGATATTGTTTTCTTTGATATCTTAAAAGATTTTTTCGTTGCTTTAAAGTTAGGATCTGCTTCTTTTCTTGACTTTCTTACCTTTCTTACTTCATCTGTTAAAATCTTAAATCTTCCATCAGTATTACCACCACCCACCTGAAGCATTGCTGCTCCTTCTTTTAATGCACTAAGATAATCCTCTTCTGAAGAAAGATTATCTAAATCTATCCCCAAATCTAAAAGTATTTTTACTGGACTAACCTGAGTGCTAGGCATTACCGTGTTGTTGCTGCTTTAATCTTTCCTCTTCTAGGTGTTGTTGAAGAAGCCCCACATAGATGTCTCGTTCCCAAGGCATCATATTTTCTATCTCTGTTAAGCTATATTTATGATACTGCATCAAGGCAAAATTCAGCCTGAAGTAATCCTCCAAACTCATATGCAGTAGGGCTATGCGAAAAAACTTGCTAACCCCTCCAATACTACCTCATTTTCAACCTTTGTTTTGGGATTAGTAACCTTAATAGTATGAGATAATTTAGGCATGGTATCAAAGAAAGATTCAATTTTTTTAAACTGACTGGAATTCATTGACTCAAGGAATTCCTTAACTTCTTTCTTGGTACAATCAGCAGTTGCCCAAACCTCATCTTCAGTATAAATCTTATCAATACTTCCAGCAATTAAATCAAAAGATTGATCCATTGCATTCTTCTCATTAAAATCAAAATTACTCTTAATAAACTGATCTAATGATGGGTATTTCATTTCCATCATTATACTATTATCTACTTTAATTTTATTAGTATGGTTCTCATCTTTTTGAACCTCAATTTCATCCAAATTAATTACGACTGGAACTTCAGTTTCCTCATCATCAGGACAAATAACATTAACTTCAAGTTCTTCACCAACAGACTTACCCCTAATATTAAGGAACAAATATTCAATATCAAAAGTAGGAAGTTGTTCTACTTTAATTCCTTTGGTAATAACACAACTCTTAAGTACTGCTTTAATAGCACCTGTAATTTGCTTATTATCTTCACTCTCTAAAGCAATTACAAGAACCTTTTCTTCTTTTACTAAAAAAGGTCTATAGTTAATCGTTTCTCCTGTTGAAGGCAACTCCAACTCATATGTCGGAGTAGCAATTCTTGGTAAAGGCATAATCTATATAATTCAGATCGTATATTTATATATAAGAGTTTTTAAAAAATATTTCTAATAGCTCCACTTGCAAATCCACCAGCAATATCTCCAATAAGATCATTGCCAGTTATTCTATCTACAGCAGCATCCACCAAATTACCACCCATATTACCCAAAAATCCTGCAGCATTAAACTGAGACATTTCAAATGGGTTTGATGGTGGATATGCATTCTGAACATGCAAGTTCTTCACAACATATCTTATATAACTCATCGATACTGTACATTTTAATAATGAAGATCCATCATACGAAACTGGCATTGAAGATATTGCCATAGGAAAAGATCTTACAAATTCATATGTTAATGGATTTAAATGATCCTTTTCAAATTTCGTAACCTTTAATCCCTGACCAGCCATATAATCATCAGGATATCTCATTCTATAATCAAAAGAAGGTGCCATTAACTCATTTTCACTTGCTCTTCTTTGTTGGCTTGTATTTCCAGTAGCTCTACCATTAGTAATATAAGCCATCCAATCTTCAAAAAATTTAATAGGTTGATATAATCCCGCATCAACATAAAAACTTAAATCTATTCTATCATCAAAAATTCTTCTATGAACATGCTTCTCTGTTACACCTGTACGATCATTATTAATGTCAAATGTTGCTAAATTAGATCCAGGTAAAACTGCATCTGAACACATTAAATTAATTTTATCTTGTTTACCCACACCCCTCCAATGACCAAGAGGACCAATAATAGGTATCTCCACTTCAAAGTGAGAAGTAGTCGCTGGTCTTAATAAATTTGCTTTGATGTCGGAGACTCTTGCTATCCGTGGCATTTTATAAATACTATTTGACCTTATATATTATGTAGCCAAGATAATGGGAGAAAGTATTAAGAGTATATTTAAACCCACTAAACCCAAAAAATATAAAGGTGACGTAACTAACATTATTTGTCGTAGTTCATGGGAAAGACGATTTTGTAATTGGTGTGATATAAATGAAAATATTATGGAATGGGGTAGTGAAGAGTTTTGGATCCCATACCGTGCTCCTGATGGTAGAGTTCGTAGATACTTTCCAGATTTTATTATTAAAGTAAAAGAAAATACAGGTGAACTCAAAACATATGTAATTGAAGTCAAACCACTCAAACAAACCAAAGCACCAAAGAAAAGAAAAAAAGTGACCAAATCTTATCTCTACGAATGTCAAACATATGCAGTAAATACAGCAAAATGGGAAGCAGCAAATGAATGGTGTAAAGATAGAAAAATTGAATTTAAGATTATCACCGAAAAAGAACTAGGTATAAGATAATGACAGATTCTTTTGGATTTAATGGGGAAGAAAGAGAAGCTAATCGTATAGAACCAATTAAGGAAGAATTGGCAGCAGCAGTTAATGACCCTGAAGAAATGATGTTAATCATCATGGACACACTTAATGATACTGTGACTCCTATACCTGAAGTAGGAAAATTCTATACCTTTGTATACAATGCGAAAACTCCCAATGAAACTTATGACCAACATCCACTAATTGCTTGCACAGATTTAAAATCATGGGGATTTAAGGGACTTAACTTTCATTGGAGACAATCTCGCAATTATACTTGGAATGAACTAGCAGGACAACTGTATATTGTTGATTATAATGAACTAGATGACCTTCTCAATTTTCCTTATGGGAAATTCATCCTAAATAAATAAAAGATTCGTATATTAAATGGCTACCTA